AAGGCTGCGGAAAGCAGAGCAAAGGCTGCGGAAAATAAACTTTCTTGTGTTATGGCTGGTGTAAATAAGGAAAGCATTGATGATGCTCTTGCTATTGCTACTTTGAAAGTAACAGACGACAAGGATCTGGATGCGGTACTCGAAGAAATGAAGAATGAAGCAAAGTATAAAGGATTCTTTGATGATTCAGAAGAGGAAGAAGATTCATCAAAGAAGGGAACAGGCAGAACTCCTGGAAATGTTGATAAGACAAAAGATAATGCTAACGATAGCATCGCCAAAAGACTTGCATTAAACGTAACAAAGAATAAAGAAACTAAAAGTTCGTATTTTAAACATTCATAAATTGAAAGGAGATAAAGCAAATGCTGAATCAGACAGGCGTAACAATTAAAAGTGGAGTGACTCCTAGTGATATTCTTGTAGATGATAAAAATTCTACTGCTATTTCCTGTAGAGTAGGAAATGATGGGATTACAGAAGTTGACGAAGATGGCAACAAAGTAATTTATGCAGGTACTCCTCTTGCTGGTAATCTTGCAGCAATTGGTTCTACAAAGTTTACGGCAGTTCTTGCAGATGCAAATGCAGCTACAGCAGTTGGTGTAGTTCGCCATGACATTGTGTTCAAGGGAGCTGCTACAGAAGCAAATGATGCAATCGTAATTGTTGGTGTTATTGATGAAAACCAGCTCGACTCTACTGTTCAGACGATTCTTACTGACACGATGAAGAAAGCTATTCCGTCGATCAAATTCATTAAAATGTAAAATGTAATAAGGAGGAAAAATAAAATGGCAAGAAAAAATACAGTTTTTGATCTTGTAACTGCTAATGAAATTACTGCATACTGGGAAACACTTGCTCAGGACAGAACTCCGTACCTCGGTGATGAACTATTTACACCGAAGCAGAAACTTGGACTGAAGCTTGAATTTATTAAGGGTTCACAGGGACTTCCGATCGTCCTGAAACCGTCTGCATATGATGTGGCTGCCCTTAAGCGCAAGAGAATCGGTTTCCAGACTGTAGAATCACAGATGCCATTCTTCAAAGAATCACAGGGAATCAATGAAGAGCTTAGACAGCAGCTTAATATGGTTCTTGAAACAGGTAATGCTGCTTATATTGATGCAGTTATGAACCGCATATTTGATGATCAGATGAGTCTGCTTGAAGGCGCTTCTGCACAGCGTGAACGTATGAAGATGATGTTGCTCACTACAGGTATGATCGACATTGTTGCAAATGGTCAGAATTATTCCTATGATTATGGTATGCCTGCAACTCATAAGTCTACGGTTGCAAAGTCTTGGAGTGATCCTTCTGCTGATATTATTTCTGATATCAAGACGTGGCAGGATAAGGTTGAAGATGATACTGGTGTAAGACCGACAAGAGCTACATGCTCACGTAAGACTTGGGGATATTTCCTTATTAATACAGGTATTAGAAATGCAATCTGGGGCAATAGTGCTTCTGCTCCGGTAACAGATACAAGAGTTCAGCAGTACATCATGAGTGAGCTCGATCTTGAAGTTGCAGTTTATACAAAGAGATTTATTGATGAAACTGGTGCGACTCAGAAGTTCGTTGATGATGATGTATTTGTTCTGTTCCCGACAGGCACACTCGGCAGTGGCTGGTTTGGTACGACCCCTGAGCAGTCTGACCTTCTTGCAGGTTCTACGGCAAATGTGTCTATTACAGATACAGGTGTTGCGGTAACCACAACAAAGAATACAGATCCTGTTACTGTTGATACAAAGGTAAGCATGATTTATCTTCCGTCCTTTGAGACGATCGACCAGATTTATATTGCTGATGTATCTGTATAAAAAGGGGTGAATAAATATTATGGTTAAAGTAAAAAGAAATGAAAAGATCATGGAAGTTCCCAATTCAGTTTTTGAGAATAAAATGAAAGCAAATGGTTGGGAACTTGTAACAGGAAAAGAAAGCAAGAAATCTGTTGAAGCAAATGAAACTGTTGAAAATGAAAGCAGTCCTGCTGACGAAAGCTTTTCGGATGAAGAGTGGGAAGAAGCAGAAAGTGATGTCGAAGAAAAACCGCTTTCGATGCTTTCAACAGAAGAGCTCAAGGAACTTGCAGATAAAAAGGGAATTGATATTTCTGGTTTAAAGTCTGACAAGCAGATCAGAGAGGCAATCAGGAAAGCTGATAAGCAGTAAACATTGGAGGGTAGTATCATGGCTATATCGGATCAGGTTACGGAATTGAAAATAATATTACGAGAGGAGAGTTGTTCTTTCTTTTCTGACACTGAATTACAATATTATTTAAAACTTAATAATTATGATTTGAACAGCACTGCATATCAATGCCTGCAAATAAAGGCAGAAGATACTACCCTCAATGTTAGTGGATTAAGTTGTGCAGACACTTCAAAATATTTTAGAAGATTGTCTCAGAAATATGTTAGCCATAATTCAGGGACTCTAGTTGGAGGGTAAATAAATGCAGGTATCATTATTTATGGTTAATAAGATTAAAAGACAGATTGCAATAAATGGAAATGATTTTACTTTTAGCCATGAGGAAGTGGATAAGTATCATAATAAGACTGGAGTAACAAAGCTTACAGCTTTAAAAGGTGTTTTTCATCAGTCCACTTCCTATATGCAAAAGAGTTCAGATGATGGTTCGGTAACAACACAAAAGCCAAGCCCCATGATTTTATGTTTGTATGAAGATGCAAAGAATATAAGCAAGAATGACGAATTATCTTATAACGGCCATAATTTATTTGTAACTGGAATTGAAGATATTTTAGACTTAAATCAGATTGCTCAAATATCTTTAGAGGAAATAAAAAATGGCTAATGGATTTACAATGGATGTGTCTAGCATATCAAATAAATTAGGTGATATTGGCAAGAGATTTGATGCAGCAATGCAAATGAAATGCAGTACAGCTGCAAATCAGTTAGAATCATATGCCAAAGAGAATAGACCATGGACTGACAGAACGGGGCATGCTAGACAAAGATTGAAAGGATCCTTTGGAAGTGAAGGCCAAAATAATTATAGAATTGTTTTAGCCCAATGTGTTGATTACGGTTTATGGCTTGAACTTGCACACGAAAAGAAATATGCAATAGTTGAACCAACAATAAGATTGCAGTCACAGGAAATTTTTAATGACTTTCAAGATTTTTTTAGTAAGTTGCAATGAAAGGAAATATTATGGCAGATAGTGTATGGGATATTGTTCAAAAAACTTTGGTAGATAATGGGATTGATACATATGCACCTGCCCAAAAAAGTGGAGATTGCACTTCCCCTTATGCAGTATTGAAATATGATGGAGGTGCACAAGCAAAACAATTTTCGAGTGAATATCAATATTATACTTTACTTTGTTATGTACCTAGGGATGAGTATAATAAGTTGAAACCATTTGTAAATCAGTGCAAAGAGATTATGACAAATGAACCAATATTCCCAATGCTTATGCCGACAGGTACAGAAACACCTTCATTCTTTGATGATACATATAATGCTCATATGGTAAGTGTTCAATATAGAAATAATGTTCGTAACATACATTTGTAAAAGGAGGAAAGACAAATAATGAATAAAGGAACTGAAGTAAGTACGATTGATGTTGTTCTTGTTACAGTAACAACGTCCGGAGAAACTCCTAAAGAGATTGGACTTAATACATCAAATAAAATTGAAGTTACGCTTTCTACAGAAACTACTGATGCGGTAAAGAATATCGTGAAGGGTGTACTTCTTGCTCAGAAGCCCTCACAGGTTACTGTTACAGGAAATGAGATCAAACTCACTGATAATGTATTCAATCCTGAGCTTGTGAAGATCCTTCAGGGTGGTACGATTACTTATTGGCAGGATGCAGAAAAGAAAACTTCTGGTGAAACAGCTACAGCATTTGGTGTTGCTGGATATAAACCTCCAGTAGCTGGTTCCACAGAAAAGGGAGAAATCTTTTCACTGTCCGCATATTCGGCAATTTATAATGCCGCAGGAATCATTACAGGATATGAGAAAATTTCCTACCCGAATTGTCAGGGACAGCCTGTATCATTTGGTGCAGAAGATGGAACATTCACTGCTCCTGAGTATACAATCAATAGTGCTCCAGATACTGGTGAAGCTCCGTATGCAATCGACTTTATTAGTACGCTTCCGACATTCACAGCTTAATTAAAATAGGAGAATAAAAATGGAAAATACAGGTGTTGAAAATTATAAAATTACAAGTATTGAAGAACTTAAGAAATATGCAAATGGAGATATCGTAGAACTTCCAGAATTTTCAGAAGGTCAGAAATTCATTGCAAAACTTAAAAGGCCTTCAATGCTTGCTTTGGTAAAGAAAGGACAGATCCCTAATGAACTTCTTAATTCAGCAAACGAATTATTTGCAGATGGAGTAAAAGGTGCATTTGATCCTAACAATAAAGATACGCTCAAAGAAATTTTTGATTTGTTTGATGTAGTATGTGAAGCTTCTTTTGTTGAACCTACATATAAACAGATCAAAGATGCAGGAATAGAACTTACAGATGAACAGTTGATGTTTGTATTCAACTATAGTCAGGCTGGTGTAAAGTCGCTGGTTCCCTTTCGTAAAGAGTCCGCTGATTCTTAGAGTTATAGGCACAAGTAAATCTTATGGCAGAAGGCCCAGCGAAATGCTGGGCATTTCTAATGATTATGAAGCATATTGTTTAGATGAAGCTTGTGCCGTTATAACTCAGAACTTAAAAGATGGTAAGCAAATAGTCTATAGAAATCATTATAGCAAGCCATCTGATCTATATAAAAAATACAAGTGAAAGGAGTTTTAAATTATGTCAGTCGATCTTGGTACTGCTTATGGCTACCTAAATCTGAATACAGGACAGTTTACTGGGCAGCTTAGAGCAGCTCAAGATGAAGTGGATAAATTTAAAACTAAGACAGAAGAATCAGGAAATACAGTTGGAAGCTTTTCTGATAAATTAAATTCTGCTGGTGAATCGGTAGAAAAGGCTGGAAATAAACTCACCAAGTTTGTAACAGTTCCTATTGTGGGAGCTGTTACAACAGCTTTTAAATTAAGTTCAAATTTTGAAACTTCAATGGCAAAGGTTGCAACGATCGCAGATACAACAAAAGTTCCTATTAATGATTTAAGTACAGGAATTTTGAATATGTCTAACGATATTGGAATGTCCTCAGCAGATTTAAGCGAAGCATTATACCAGGCAATTTCTGCAAGTGTAGATACAGGTGATGCCTTAGGATTTACAGCAGATGCAGCAAAACTTGCAAAAGGTGGTTTTACAGATACAGCTTCTGCAGTTGATATTCTTACAACAATTATGAATTCTTATGGATTAAGTGCAGATCAAGCAACTCATATTTCAGATGTTCTTATAACGACGCAGAATAAAGGTAAAACAACAGTTGATCAGTTAGCTAGTTCAATGGGTCGTGTTATTCCCGTTGCAAATTCAACTGGTACATCACTCGAGAATGTGGCAACTGCTTACACAATTATGACTGCTAAAGGTATTAATACAAGAATTAGTACGACATATATTGCAAGTCTTTTAAATGAGTTGGGAAAAGAAGGAACTAGTACTTCAAAGATTTTAAAAGAGCAGACAGGTCAATCATTTACAGAGTTGATGAAGAGTGGAAAATCATTAGGTGATGTTCTGAATATTTTAAATGATTATGCAAAGGCAAATAATACATCAATCAATAACTTATTTGGAAGTGCTGAAGCAGGTTCGGCTGCTTTTTCTTTGATTGGTGATGGAGTTGATAAATTTAATGAACAGTTGCAAGATATGCAGACGACAACCGGCGATACTCAGACAGCATTTGAAACAATGGAAGATACAATGAATGCCAGAATGGATAAGATAAAAGAAAGAGCAAAAAATCTTCTTATTAATTTTGGTACTTCCATCAGGGATGCAGTAATTCCAATGGTTGAAAAGCTATTGGACAATATGCAGAAACTTTATGATTGGTTTAATAATTTATCAGATGCACAAAAAGAAAATATTTTGAAATGGCTTGGCATAGCAGCAGCAATAGGACCTGTGCTTAAAATAGTTGGTATATTGATGCAAAAAATTTCAGGTTTAATGTCATTTGTTAAAGATATACCTTCAATCGTAAGTGGTATAGTTTCATTTATAACCAATCCTATTGGCCTTGTAGTTTTAGCTATTGCAGCAGTTGCAGGAGCATTGATTTATTTATATAATACGAATGATCAAGTGCGAGAAGGCATGAATAATGCTTGGGCCGGAATAGTTGAAACATTCAATACAGTAAAGCAAGCATTCATGGATTTTTGGAATGCATTAATGACTAATCTACAGCCATTATTTGATACATTTAAAAATACTTTTGATAATTTTAAAGCAGGGTTTAGTAATGCATTTTCAACTTTAAGTGATGGATTTGGTAAATTTCTTGATTCTTTAAAACCTATTGCTGAAGCACTACAACCTATTCTTGATTTATTGGTTCAGATTATAGGAACGGGAATAGCAGCAATATTATCGTCTATAGCAGGTGTTTTAAATGGATTACTTGCAGCATTAGATCCATTCATTTCTGCTATTGGAAATATATTTGCCATACTCGGTGACTTAATAAATCTTATAGTTGGATTTTTTACAGGTAATGTTCCAATGATGCAGGATGCAGTATCTAGTTTAGGAAATGATTTAATTTCTTTAGTTCAGAATTTGTGGCAGACAGTTGTAAGTTTCTTTACAGGTTTTGGTCAAGCATTCATGGACACGATGAATGGATTATTTGCCACATTTGGTTTAAATTTCACTCAGATAATGACAGATACTTGGAACGGAATAGTTAATTTCTTTACTAATATTTGGACTTCTATAACAACTTTCTTTACAAATATAGGAACGTCTTTTATGACATTTATTACTGTAGACATTCCTAATTTTGTAAATGGTATTGGTCAATGGTTTTCACAGATTCCTACGAATATTGCTAATTTTTTAATGCAAGCTTTACAAACAATTATACAATGGGGAGCTGACTTAATAAATTTTGTTGCTACAAGTATTTCACAGTTTGTAAATAATATTGTTCAATGGTTCCAGCAATTACCATATAATATTGGATTTATTATTGGATATGCTTTGCAGACAATCATAAATTGGGGTCAGAATTTATTAAACTTTGCAGTGACAGTTATTCCGCAATTTATAAATTCTGTTATTCAATTTTTTGCACAATTGCCAGGACAAATTTTAACATGGATAACTCAAGCATGGGATTTTATTGTGCAATGGGGAAGCGATATAATCAATACAGGAATGCAAGCAGCAAGTAACTTCTTAAATGCTGTAATAAGTTTCTTTACACAACTTCCCGGAAATATTTTAAATTTTATAACTGATGCTTTGAACAACATAATAAATTGGGGATCAAAAATTGTTTCTCAAGGTCAGCAGTCGGCAAGTAATTTTTTAAATTCAGTTGTTGAATTCTTTACACAGCTTCCAGGAAATATCTTGAACTTCATAACTGAAGCATTTAATAATATTGTGCAGTGGGGTTCAGATATGGTAAAATCTGGACAAGAGACTGCAAGTAATTTTGTAAAAGATGTTGGCAACTTCTTTACTCAATTACCAGGAATCATATTAGGCATAGGCAGTCAAATGTTAGATGCAGGTGCAAGCATTATGAAATCATTATGGGATGGTTTAAAATCAGTATGGGACGGAATAGTTGGATGGTTTCAAGGAGTTGCTGATGCGGTTGCTGGTTTTTTGAGTGGTATAACAGCAGGTATGTCTGCAGCATCAAGTGCTTCTGCACCTGCAGCAAGTGGTGGTCATGCAGATGGACTTGCATATGTTCCTTATAATGGATATATTGCAGAATTACATGAAGGTGAAAGAGTATTAACCAGAAATGAAGCAAAAGCATATAATGGTACATCTTCTTCTGGAGGCAATACATTTAATTTCTATTCACCTAAGTCGATTGATGAATATGAAGCGAACAGATTATTCAAGCAAACTGTTAAACAATTAAATGAGGGCATAATATAATGATAGACAACCTTGCAATTACAGATTTGAAAAGTGGCAATAAAATATATATGCAGAAGGATTTGTCTACGCCCTATGTGCTAGATGATGATGGAGTTTCATTTGGGCAGGTAAATGCTTCGCATACAGATTATGATAATTTGAATGGGGTAGGTACTGACATAGTTAATACAGCTATTGATAAAAGACAAATTACGATAACTGGGAAAGTATGTTGCCAATATAATACCAGACAAATTATTGAAAAATATGGTGTTTCAAAAGTATCAGATATTCAAGCAATAAGGATTAAGACCATAGATGAAAATAAAATATTATTGAGTACTATGATCAATCCCTTTAATGTATTGAGAATACAAGCTAATGGATATTTTATAGATGTAAAGCCCAACAACAGTATTGCTTTCAGTGATAAATGGTCTGAGAATAATGAAATATATTGCAAATTTGAAATGTCATTTGTAGCTGCCAATCCAATGTTTAAATTAGATACTGCATATAGCGTAATGCTTAGTGGCGTAACTCCTAAATGGCATTTCAAATGGATCATAAATAAATTTAAATTCGGCACAAAGATATCAAAGAGTTCGATTAATGTAAAAAATTATGGTGATATTTCGACAGGTGGAATTATTACATTGACTGCAACTGGAATTGTAAAAAATCCTAAAATTATAAATGTAGACGATCAAACATACATTTTGATAAATAAACAATTACAAGCTGGTGAAGTAATAAAAATAGATACAGACGAAAGAACAATATTTGGAAGTCTTGACGGAATCAATTATGAAAATTATTATAAGTATTGGGATTATAGAAGCAAATGGTTCCAGTTTAAAAGAGGAATATCTGTATTTACTACGTCAGCGGATGAAGAAACGTATAAACTGATAGATATTATGATAACATTAAACCAGGAATATTATACAATAAAGGGGCAGTAATATGATACTTGATGTATTTGATAAAAACTTTTTAAGAATAGGCAACATTTCGAGATATTCTTGCTCAAATTATGAAGATAAATTAAATGCATCAGGTTCATTTAAAATTACAGTAAAGTTCGATGAAAATATTAAGAATCTATTGGAATCTGCTTTGTATATTTTATTGGATGAAGAAGTAATGGGGGAGATATTAGTAATAGATGCAGATCACCATGAAAATTTTGATGCAAGTAAAATAGATATTTCTGGACGTACAATTAAATCTTTTTTAGATTATAGATGCATTCCAAGAACACAAAATTTTTATGATACAATTACGAATATTGCGAGAACGCTTATTACAAATAATTTTATTTCTCCTGCAGATGCAAATAGAAAATTTATTAAGATGAAATTAAGTAATGATCCAACTTATATTCCCACTACAGATACAGTAAGAGTGCAGATAACAGGTGGTTCAGTTACTAAAGCTATTTCAAATCTATTAGATACATATGAAATGGGCTATGATGTAGTTCCCGTAATGGGGGATGAAATTGTAAATGGTGAGATAGTATCAAATATTTTAAATTTTGATTTTAGAGTAATAAAGGGCAAGGACAGAACGGTAGGAAATACAGAGGGAAATAATCCAGTTGTATTTTCGTATGATTTAAAAAATGTTTTATCTTCTGAATATACTGTTAACAAAACAGACTATTTAAATTGTGCATATGTTGCCGGTGAAGGAGATGGAGCAGCAAGAAAAGTTATACAAGCTGGAGATTCTACATTGACGAATGCAGATAGACGAGAATTATATGTAGATGCCAGAGACTTGCAAAGTACAGATGAAAATGGCAATGTGTTGACAACAGCAGAATATGAAGCGGCATTGACAAACAGAGGAAATGAAAAGTTAGCAGATAATATCATAAATAAAACTTTTGATTGTTCAATAGACAAAGATCAGAAGAAATATAAATATGGTGTGGATTATTACAAAGGAGATTTAATTACAGTAATTGATGAAGCGTTAAACATTTCAATGTCAGCAAGAGTAACCGCAGTTTCTATTACTTCTTTAGGAATTGATAATTATATTGAACTAACATTAGGATATGAAAAGCTTACTGTTGCAAAGAAATTAGAGAAAGGAGGATTGTTATAATGCCTGAATCAAGTGGATTTTTTGATGCCGTAGAGCTTACTGATGGAACATTTGATAGAGAATATATGGCTGAACAGTTTGCAAATTATTTTAAGTTATTTGTTGGCAATGGTGTTTTTGCCAATCCTACAAATCAGCTTAAAGTAGTTGCTTCTTCTGCCATGAATATTGTAATGAAAGAAGGATGGGCTTTTATCAATGGTTATTGGTATCATAATGATGCTGATAAAACTATAAATATTTCCTCAAACACTTTAGCTGAAACAAGAAAAGATGGAATATTTATTAGGTTTGATTTAACAAATAGAAATATTACGCAGGTATATGAAGCAGGAAGATCAGAAGTAAATAGAACTTCTCCGTATTATGAATTAAAAATTGCAGAGGTAGCAGTTAATTCTGGTGTGACAGAAATAACTGATTCAGTAATAACTGATACGAGAGCAGATAATACAGTTTGTGGATTTGTAACAGGCTTGTTTGACATAATTGGAACAACTGATTTATTTGCTCAATATAATGCGATTTTTAACGAATGGATTTTAAGTGAACAATCTTCATTTACTACTTGGAGAAATTCTCAGGAAACAGATTTTACAACTTGGAAAAGTGGTCAGCAGACTTCATTTAATGATTGGTTGACTTCAAATCAAAATTCATTCAGCGATTGGAAAACTTCTGAGCAGACTGATTTTAATACTTGGTTTTCAAACATGAAAAATGATTTAACGGAAAATCAAGCAGCAAATCTTGAAAACAGAATAACAACTCATGTTCAAGATACATCCGTTCATATGAGTGCGGAAGAGAAACAGCAGATAGCAACTAATACTAAGAATATTTCAACGAATACAACTAATATTCAAACGAATACAACTAATATTCAAAAGAATACTGATGATATTGCTACTTTAAAAACTCAGTTTTCTACTGTACTTACGGGGTCATTCTAATATGCACAATATAAGCAATAATTTTAGGCATTGGTATGACGAAGAAAATGCAGAACTTGATAGGAAGATAGAAGAAAAAAGATATAAAGACGAACTAGATAAAAAACGTGATTTACTAAAGCATAAAAAGATTAAGCCCTCTACTTCAAAGATTTTTGTATGGTTCATGATGGGATTTATATTTATGGGAATTCTATGGGTTATGTGGATCATGCAGAAATATCCAGAGTATGCTATTAGTTCTGGATTATATGCTTTGATTGGATTATTTTCTACATTGGCTGTGACAGTATTAGGATATTTCTTTAAATCAGCAAAAGATCATTCAAATGGTATTTTTGATACAATGGATTTTAATGAACAGCAATCATATAAAAAGAATAATGTTAAAGTATCTGATGATGAACCTGATGTAGGTTCCAAAGAATAATAAGGAGGCAATAAATGAATTTATCAATTATTTTGCTTTTGCTTGCTATTGTATCAGTCCTTACAACGTTATGCGTAGAAGCTATCAAGACTATGTTTGCTTCTAGTGGTAAAAAATATCAGAGTAATATTATTGCAGCATTCTGTGCGATTGTTCTTTCGATTATTATTGGCATTGGTTATGGATATCTGAATGCGTTTAAATTTATTGATTATATTTATTTGATTATTCCACTTGTATTTCTTGGTTGGCTTTGTTCAATGCTTGGATATGATAAAGTAATACAGACAATCTCTCAGATAAAAGGAGGAACAAATACTAATGCTTGATTTTTGGACTGGTTGGATTAAAAGAGAATCAGGCCCAGAGCATCCAGGTGATCTAAATGGTATTTTTTCTGTAGGTGATAATGGACATGCTTATGGACGGTATCAATTTGATAATCGTTATTGTCTACAAGATTTTTTAAGATTATGTGTAAGTACATCACAAGAAAGATATGGTGATTTTTCAGCATTTATAGATATTGATAAATCACAACTGCAAAACAATAAAGACCTTATTTGCATTTGGCGGCAGAAGTGTTATAATTATAAAGAAGAATTTACTGGCCTTCAAGATCAATTTGCATATGATTATTATTTTGTACCTACATATAATCATTTAATTAAAGATTTGGGAATTGATTTGAAAAATAGATCATTGGCTTTGAGAGGATCGGTATTTTCATTTGCAATCAGAAATGGTTCGGGTGAATGCGTAAGTTTGTACGTTATGAGAGGATGCAACAACTCAATGACAGACGAACAGATTCTAAGAAAATCATATGCATACTTCGGTATGAATGATGATGGCAGATGGCCAGAACAGTTAATTGATGCATTGAGTTTTTTGAGCAATGAAAGGAGTGATTCTAATTTGACTAAAATTGCTAATTGTGGGCATGATGAAAATGGTAATTATACAGGAGGTCAAGCAGGAGATCAGACAGGCGAAGAATATCATATTATAGATTGGTATAATAGGCCTTGGAATTGTGTATTGCGATGGCCAAATAAAGATGAAGCAAATCTTGCAGCTGATATGGCAACACAAGCAGCTAATAATGATTTAGTTGGATATAATCAAGATGACAGAATTTCATTTTATAATCATTTAAAAGCTAGTGATTGGCGTCCCGAACAAATTACAGTTCCTTGCAATGCAGATTGTTCAGCGGCAAGCAATGCAATTTGGATTGGTGTAGGAAATAGATGCAACGTTGAATCACTTGAGTGTTTAAATAAAGAACTTTGCACTGGTGAAATGAAAGAAGCTTATTCAGATGCTGGGTTTGAAGTGTTGACAGATGAAAGATATTTAAATTCAAGTGATTATTTGCTTCCCGGTGATGTATTACTTTATGAAGGACATCATACGGCAATCAATCTTACTCCCGGATCTAATTCAAGCAATGAAGAAAATACAGACAATACACAATATGAATATGATGAACTTCATGTGAAAGGACAGCATGGACTGAATGAATATTTTGATTCTGGTATTGACGAAGATGGAGAACGAGGACCAAAAACTTTAAGGGCAATTATAAAAGCGCACCAGCATGCAATAAATATGGATCATGGTTCAGATCAAGGATTTGTTCCGCTTGACGAGGATGGTGACTTCGGTCCAAATACAGAAGAATATTCTGGAAGATATTTTATTAAACCAAACGATACGTCTTATGATGTTACTGTTCTTGAATGTGCTTTGTATTGCCATGGTTTTGATGCAAATGGAATTGAATATCCTGGAGAATATGGTGGTGGTTTAATGGGTGCTATTCATCAGTATCAAGGCAACGACGATAATGTTGGTAAAAATATGTGGAAGTCTCTTTGCTCAACGTGAAGTAACTATTGATAATCCTCCCCTGGATGATCTGTACAATAAGTTGAGCAAAGAGTTAAAATAAAAAATGAGAAAATAAAATGGAAAATATAAATACTGAAACTGAAAAAGATGCATTGATGAAATTGCTGTTAGATACAAATAAGATGCAGAATAAAATGATCAAGCATTTTAGAATTTTGATTTTAGTTATTGTTATTTCATTTTCGCTTATAATTTGTTCAATGGTTGTTGGATTCTTCTGGTATGAAAGTCAGTTTGATACAACTACTACCACGACAACCACAGATATGGAAACTCAAGGTGAAAATGCGAATATTAATAATGTTACTTCCGGAGATATGTATAACGACAATGCAGTTCATAATGAGGGGTAGGTGATAAAGAATGGCAAAAGCAAAATTGGTTATAACTAGAACCGTTAGTAAGACTAGAACAAGATCAACCACTAAAAATAATTCATCTACCAGCAAAGGACCTGCAAGATGTCCATATTGCGGAAAATGGCTCAAGGACGGAGAAGTATGTCATTGCATGACGAATGAGATAGAAGCTAAAATGCTATATTATGATCTTACTCATGTGCATAAAGTAGTACGAGGTGATAGTGATGCCATTAAGGAAAGGATCAAGCAAGCGAACGATATCCTCAAACATAAAGACTCTAATCAAGGAAGGTCGTCCTTAGAAGCAAGCAGTAGTTATAGCTCTTGATATTGCCAGACGTTCAAAGAAGAAATAGAAAAGTCTGGCTGATAAAATATATGGTTAAAAGTTAAAGTGTCTCTAAGGTCAAATAAGGGCCTCTGGAGGCACTTTAATTTTTTTAAAAACTTTTCAAAAACCTATTTACAAATCAAAAGTTATGTGATATAATAACTACAGAATAAAAAATAAAGTAAATCCTACAGAGGAGGAAATAAAATGAAGATTCAGACTAAGACATACAAGGTGGTTTTAAATCAGGGAAGCAAGGACTGCAAGGTATTATATTTTAAAACACAGTTAACAGAATATGAATTTGAAAATTCTTTAAAGGCAGTCTACAATAACTTCGCATATGAAGAAATTTCAAGGGAAGAATAAATTAAATAAATTGGGGAGGTGAGATTCCTCCCCCTCAATATAAAAATATCCTAGGAGGGAAAATAAAATGACAGCAATGTATAGAGATAATAAAGATGAATGGTTTAAGATTTGGGATGAAGATCAAAGATCATTAGTAAGTACAATGTTTAGAAATCTTTCATCTGATATTGATGCAGGATATAATCCATTTGGTGAATCAATTAAGAATCAGAAAGAAGAAATTAGAAAATTTGAAGCAAATTATAAATCTCAGTTAATGAAGTTTGCAGCAATGCAGGAAAATGAAGTTGATAGATGGTGCTTTTACGATCTTAAAGCAAGAGGAGCAATCGAATAAATTAAATAACCTTTCGGTGTATAGGTTAACCGAATTAAACGTTACTGATGAGTCTTTGAAAATTAAGACGAAACGGAATGATCCGTCTAACGTAAGGTAAAACTTACTAGCATATTATTTCAAGAGGTTAGTGCATAACATGGTAATATGTGAATACATAAAAAGCACACAGCAAAGGTGGCCATCTATAATTAAGAGAGGTAATAAAATGTTTAGAAGATCATATTGGAATAGCAATGGTAAATATCAGGAAGAACTGGAAGAAATGCAAAGAGCATCAATGAATGAGTATTTTCATTTTAGTAAAGAAGCATTAAAAGAATTAAATTTATATTATGATTATTATATGAATCGTAAGGTATATGGAAATAAATACAATGAGATTGTTTGTAAAGCAAAATTAAATTGGAGCTTATATTTTAAAGTAAAAAGTGCAACAGTTCCAATTAGTGAAATATTTAAGTTAGATTGGGAATTAGCATATGAGGAGTATATAAATGATAAATTATCGGATATAATACAAGATGAATACAGACGTTATAAATTGGAAAGTAAGAATGCTTTGATGGGCTAATAACGTATATGATTAGCTCAGGTCAAAAAGATCTGGGCTATTATTATCATATAACACTAATAATTTAAACTTAATGGAGGATCAAACAAAAGTATGGAAGCGGTAAAAGAAATGACTAGCGAAGAGAAGTTTGAGAAGAAAAAGAAATATGTTTCAAATGCAGAAATTGGAACGCTTATTGCATTTAAACAGAAAAGTGGTAAAGTAAATTCTGCAAAGATTGTAGGCAAAGATGATGATTCAAAGATGCTGAAAGCTGAAACTAAATATGGTGCAAAATTTGATGTAAAATATTCAGATGTGATTTGGGTAAAAACAGGTGCAAGGTGGCCGAAGGGAGTTTATAGACTTCTGAAAGGAATTAAAGAAAACAATGGAGAAGAGAAAGCTGAGTAAGCAAGATGAACATTATAATAATATTATTATTGATTATTATAATTTTAGAGTTAGACAAGAAAAAGAATTAAAACATGCAGAAGAATTGAAGCAGAAGTTCTATTCTGAAATGGATCAATATTTTGTGGATAAAGTTGAAAATGAAAAAATAGTAAATACTATTTATTTGGATAAAAACGAAAAAGATGAATATGTAAAAACGCCTAAAAATATTTTGGTAAAGAAAATTCAAAGAGTAAAATTAAAATTTAATGTTAAAAAATTAAAATCAAAATTAGGAAAAGAAATAAGTAAAAAGGTAATTAAGAAAAGCTATAGCATAACTGATATGGAATCATTGATAAAATATTTAAAGTCTTGTAATGTTGATCCCGAAATATTTAAAAGTTTTATTTCTGTTCAAGAAACTGTGAATGAAAATAAACTTGATGAATTAGAAATAAGAGGGAAAATATCAAAGGATCAAATTAAGGGATGTTACTCAATAGAAGCTGGTCAGCCTTATTACACAATAAGGAAGGTAACAGAAAAAGATGAAAATGGGGAATGGCGTTGAAGCCACAGGAGGAAGCAATCTAGCAAAAGTATTATTGTATTATAAATTGATTTATTCAATAGATTCAAATATCCAAAAGATAGTTTGTCCTTTTCATGATGATGTAAATCCTAGTTTAATTATAAATCTAAATGAAGGGACATGGTTTTGTTTTGGATGTAATTTATCCGGTGATGCTTCTAAGTTTGTGAAATATATGGAAGCAAAATATAATCACTTAAATGATCTTCAATCGTATAAGAAATATTTACAGATTATAAAATCAGATGAATTCACAGATATTAAGATCATACGAAAAAGCAAAAAGCAAACTGCAGAATTAAATAGGGATTTATACAATCAAGCGTATGATTATTATCATGGATTGTCAAAGATTGATTGGAGGAATGATAAAAGTGAAGAAGTAGTAGAAGCAAAAGAATACATGTTAAAACGTGGATTTAATTCTACAACGCTAATGAAATGTGATGCTAGAATAACGTACAATAAAAATTATGCAATTATATTTCCGATGTTGGATAATGGTAAATTCAGAGGATGGGTTTGCAGAACAATGGATAAAGCAATAGAAAAGAAAAGGAAATATTTGTATAATGAAGGATTCAGCAGAGCAACAACATTAGTTGGGAATTATGGAAATAAGAAATATGTATTTGTTGTAGAAGGATATATGGATCGTTTGAAATTTATTCAGAATGGTGTTGACAATATAGTGGCAATATTAGGTTGGAAAATGTCAGACGATCAAATTAGAAAATTAAAAGAAGCAGGAATTGAAGTTGTAATAAGTGCTTTAGATAATGATGAATGTGGTAAAAAGGGAACACGATATTTAGCAACAAAATTTGACATGTTACGATTTAAATATTTAAAAGGAATTAAAGACCCAGGAGAAACAGACAAAGAAAATTTTAATAAGATGTACAGCAAGACAATGCAAGAACTTTACAAAAAATATAATTTGAGATAAAGAAAGGAAATTAAATAATGGGACTGATTGATAAAATCAAGAATGATGTAAAAAAATCTGGTCAGAACAAAGGCAAATTTATTTATTTCAGGGAAGGTGTAAAAGTAAGGGTACGATTCTTGACAGATATGGATGATGGTATAGAGGTACCGTTTCATGATAGTTTTGAAAGAAGTATCAATGTCCCATGTCAGGAGATTTTTGGAAGATCATGTAGTTACTGCGATGATGATACATTAAGAACACGTTCACAATATATTTGGAGTGTTTGGAATTATGATTTGAAGGAAGTTCAGTTATTTATGTTCCCTGTAAATAATTGCAGTCCTATTCCAGCACTTATGTCTATGTATGAAAATTATGGAACAATTACAGATCGTGATTATATTTTAACTGTTTCAGGAAGACAGCAGAATAAAACATTTGCAGTTGTTCCTATGGATAAAGAGAAATTCAGAAATGAAAAAGCAAAGCCATTCAGCAAGTCACAGATTTTAAAGATGCTTGATAAAGCATTTCCTGCAGATGATGAAGGCGAAGATGAGGATGAGGACGAAAAGCAGGAATATAAGAAAAAGAAAACTCGTATTCAGGAAAATTCAGACGATGATGATTATGAGGACGATGACAAGAAAGAACTTCCGTGGAATGACAAAGAAAAAGAAGACTATTCAGATAAATCTCCGCAGGATTTATATAAACTTTGTAAGAAAAGAAAGATTGATGCAGAGATTAAAAAGCCAGCAAAATATTATATTAATTTGTTGAAGGAAGCGGATAAAGCAGAAGATGATTGGGGAGACGATGAAGATGAGTCAGAAGACGAATGGGAAGATGAGTAAAAAACAGTTTGACATTACATTTGAAGATTTGTTTGAACTTCAAAGAGAAAATCAAAGCATGATGTTGAATAGAGGAATGTATGATATTGCATTACTTAAAGGAGAAGAACTTCCGCTTGATATTCCAGACTTATGTTCATATCATATTCAGCAATTAGTTTCTGAAATTGGTGAAGTACTAAGTGCAGATAAACGTTGGAAAAATTTTAGAAATGAGTATTATGATAAAGAAGCAAAGAAAGAAGAAATTGCAGATTGTTTCATAGTACTTATGAATATTGCAATGTATTCTGGAATTGATGGCAATGAAATGGTAAATAAAATTTTTGATAAGATGTTAATAGTTCAAGATAGGATTAGTGAAGAAAACTAAAAATTGGGAAGCCTTGTGCTTCCCTTTATTATTCTAAGGAGAATGATATGATTATTGTAGTTGAAGGAATAGATAGAGTAGGTAAAACTACATTATGTAATTGTTTAAGTGAAAAATATAAAATTAAAATATATCATAATGACGTTAACTATATGAAATTGTCAGAAATGGACAATAAAAATGAAACTGACAAAACATTAAAGTTAATTTCATTATGTGAGCAATTAGGTCAAGACATTATATTTGATAGATTGCATTGGAGTGATTATGTCTATGGAGTTACTGAAAGAGGATATGATACAAAAGAAGCAATAAAGAATAAAGATATAATTGATAAGAAATTAAATGAAATAAAATCTGTTTTAATTTTTGTAAAGCCGACAGACATAGAATGGTCAAGCAAACAGCATGGAAAAGATTTAAGCGGGTATGAAGCAAGATTTGAAATGCTATACAAATATTCCTGTATAAAAAATAAAATAATGACTGATTATAATAATATTAAAGAAGGGATATCTAAATTATGAATGTAGGATATTCATTTTGGGGATTTTTAGGAGATAAAAAATTTGATCAAAATGGAAATGAGATATCTACTCCAGATGGCAATGCATTTTATTCATGGTCAATTATTAAAGCATTTCAAGATAGAGGAGATCAAGTATTTACATTAATGCCAGACAGAGATAAATATGGATACAATATATTAAAATCAGATTTATTTAATTCATGGTGTAAAAAAGAAAGACTTGATGCTTATAATAATATTAAAAATGTTCATCATTTTGGAATGTTAGATTTTATATTACTTGAGTGGAGATGGGAGATAAAAGGAAGAAATGAATTAGTATTAGAAGGAAATGAAAATTGGCAACCTGATTTAAAAAGACAATGTGATATATTAGAAGAAGCAAGACTGTTAAAAATACCAGTTATTGTTTTTGATTTAGATTATAAATTGACAATAGAAGATATTAAGAAGTATAATATAAAGTATGTAATTGAATTGGGAAACAAATGGGAAAGTTGTACAAAAGCAAAGTCAAAGACTGTTTATATTCCATTTGATTTTAATTGCATAAATGAATTTAAGATAAATAATAATCCAGAAAATAATTTAGTATATATTGGAAATAGATATGAAAGAGATTGGTGCATTGATAAATATATTCCAGAGGATTTAGATAAATGTATTATACATGGTAATTGGCTTGAGTCAAATAGGGACTCAAAAGAAAGATGGAAGAATTTAAATTTTGCTAAAAGACTTCAAACTTCAGAAATGCATGATGCTTATTCCAGTTCAATAGCGACAATATTATTAGCAAAGAAAGAATATTGTATATTTAGATTTATGACAGCAAGAATTATTGAAGCAATATTTTATGGAACTGTTCCATTATTCATTGAAGAATATGGAAATAATATGATTGAAAGTTATGCAGGAGAATGGTGTGATTTTTTGAAAGTAAGCAGCAAGCAAGAAGTAAAAGAAAGAATAAATGAATTAAAATGTCATACGAATGTAAGAAAAGAAATCATTCAATATTTTAGAAAGCATCTTAGATTTATGGATTGTAAATTTTTTGTTCAAGATGTTATTGACTTATTGGAGGAATAAATATGAATAAAATAGTAAAAGCAAAAACGGCAGATGATGCATGGTTAAAGTGGTATGAATATTTAAAGAATCAAAATACTTTACAAAGTAGCAGAGATGGCGATGTAGTTGGAGAAGAAATAAATGCAATTACAGTTATTGACGATCCGACAAGATGCATTATGAAAAATAAAATTAGAAGGATGCCGATTAGATATGCAATTGGTGAATTTATTTGGTATTTATCTGGCAATAAGAATTTAAAGCCAATTCAATTATATACAGATAATTGGGATAGAATGTCTGATGACGGAACGTCAGTGAATAGTAATTATGGATATTGTATAAAAGAGAAATATGGATTTGATCAGTTAGATTTTGTATATAATAAATTAAAGAATGATAGAAATTCAAGACAAGCAGTAATTCATATTAAAGATGCAAGTGATAAAGAATCAAAAGATATAAATTGTACAGTGTGTATTCAATTCTTTATTAGAGATGGAAAACTTTATATGACTGTATATATGAGAAGTAATGACTTGTGGTTAGGTTTTCCATTTGATGTTTTTCAATTTGCAAATTTACAAGTTTTATTAGCAATGAAATTAGAATGTGGATTAGGAAGCTATACTCATATTGATGGTTCACTTCATTTATATAAAAGGGATTTAGATGTTGCTTTAAAAAATGAATTAGAAAATGGTATAAAATAATGAAAAATTGTTTTTGTATTCTTTGCAATAATAAAAAACTTTTAAAAGTTATGCTTTGTAATATTCCAAAAAGCATAAATAAAATGCAATTTTATATTTTTACGGATGATAGAATTAAAGACATTTATGAAGATATAAATAAAATTTGTAAAACATATATTACAAACTATAAAATAATAAAAGCTAGTACTGTGAATAAAAAATTTAAATCAATAATAAATAATGAATTTGTATTAGATTATACAATGAGCATGAACATACTGATGCAATGGTATTTATTTAAATATGAAAATGTTGATAATATACTTAGTTTAGACGACGATATTATACTTAATGAAGGAGTAAAAGAAATATTTTGTGATGCTAAAAGTAAGTTTAAAGTAGATTATTTAAGGAAAGCTAAAAGAAACTTTTTAAATTTAGGCAGAGAAGAAGAATTACTTAAAGAATTTTTTATAATTTTTAATATGAAATATGATAGTTATATTTTTTATAATAATTATGTAAATGGAGGACATTTTTTAATTTGTAAAAAAGATGTAGATTTAAATCAATATGAAAAATATTTATTTAAGTTTTTTGATAATAAAATAATTTATGATAGATGGAAACAAAGACGATCTCATATATCGTATCAACTTGATGAAAAGTTTATAACTCTTCTTGCTATTAGTAATAATATCGAAAATAATTTATTGAAAAAAGATGTCAAGATGTTTGTAGAAAAAAATGAAAAAATAAAAGATATTACAATTATAAATAGCAAAACAAAAAAGATTGTTCATATATGTAATAATTCTGGGAAAAAGCAATTATATAAAAGAATGATAAGTTTGGGGGTTATAAAAGATGTTTGATATGCATCGGCATGACGAATATTCTACGTTTGATGGATATGGCAAAGCAACTGAACTTGCAGATTTAGCAAAAAGTTATGGATATAAATCTTTATGTACTACAAATCATGGAAATACAAATGGATTGATTCAAACGTATAGTGCATGTAAAGACAGAGATATAAAAGCAATACTTGGAGTTGAAGGATATTTTTTACCAGTTTATAAACCACAAACTAGAGGGTATCATTTAATTATAATTGCAAAGAATCTTAAGGGATATGGCAATATGAATAGACTTCAGTTTGAAGGAGAAAAGCAAAAATATTATAATCCAATTTGGACATTTGATTTATTGGAAAAATATCATGAAGGATTGATTTGTTCTTCAGCTTGTATTGCTGGCTATTTAGCACAATGTATTATAAAGAATGAATATGAAAAAGCAAAGAAATATTTATTAAAAATGAAGTCAATATTTCATGATGATTTTTATATTGAGGTTCAGCCATATAAAGTATCAGAAGAAGGACTTCAAGAAAGAATAAATGTAGAATCAATAAAATTAGCAAAGCAATTAGGAATTAAATTGATATTGACTTCAGATTCTCATAGAGGTAAAAAAGAAGATTTTGATACTTATATGAAAATGCATGAAGTTGCAGGTCATAACTTTGGAGATATAGAAGCAACATATAAAGAGAGATATATGCCAAAGCTAGATGATATGAAAAAAAGATTTATTTATATGCACAAGAAAGATTTTAGTAAAGATAAAATAATAAAATTAGCAGATGAAATGTATAAAAATTTAGATGATATAGAAGATAAATGTGAATTAAATTATTTGGATAATCTTGAATTGAAACTTCCGAAACTTGGAGATAATTCTACATCAGTTTTAAAGAATAAGATTTTTAATGGATTAAAGAGAAGAAAGAAGTTTAATAAAGATTATTTGGATAGATGCAAAGAAGAATTTGATGTAATTAAATATCATGGGTTTGAAGATTATTTTTTAATAGTTGCAGATTATGTTAATTGGGCAAAAAATAAAGGAATAGTTGTAGGTCCCGGTAGAGGTTCTGTTTGCAACAGTTTAGTAGCTTATGCTTTAGGAATAACTGAAGTAGATAGTTTATTATTTAATTTGGATTTTAGAAGATTTTTAAGAAAAGATAAAAAGAAGTTTCCAGATATTGATCTTGATTTTGAAACGTCTAGAAGGCATGAGGTGATTGAGTATTTATGTACAAAGTATGAAGGTCATGCAGCTAGAATATGTTCTTATGGATTATATAGAGTTGATAATTTGATAAATGATCTTGCCAAAGTTTGTGGGCTACCGACTGTAAATGTAGATGATTCAATTAAGAAAGAAAATAAATCAGAAATACAGAAAATAAAAGCATATATCAATTCATGCATGGATGATGTAAATCTAGATGTAGAAAAGCTTTTAAATAGTGAAGAAGGAAAATATATAAATAAAAATTACGATAATTTCTTAATTCATTTTTCAAAGCTTTATAAGAAGGTAAGATTTATAGGAACGCATGCAGCGGGCGTTGCAATAACAGGTGGAGATTTATTAGATTATGTAGCATTAAGAACTGACAAGAATGGTGATGTATTTACAAATTATGATTTATCAGATATTGAGTCAGTGAACGTAATAAAGTTTGACATTCTTGGATTAAAGACAATGGAGTCAATTGGAGATTTAAGAAACAGCACAGGAGTAATTGTAAATTATGATGATGCTGTAAAAGATAAAAAGATCATACAGAATTTTAAGGATGGAAAATGTGATGGAGTATTTCAGTTTGAAAGAGATGTAGCACGTGATATCTTAAATAAAATAAACTGTGATTGTTTTGAAGATATTGTAGCAGCAAGTTCAATGAATAGGCCAGGGCCTTTAAGTTTAAAGATGCCAGAAGCTTATGCGGAAAATAAATATAATACTGAAGATGCAAAGCAATCTGATTATTGGGACTATACAAAAGAAACTTATGGGACAATTGTATATCAGGAACAGGTTCAGCAGATTTGTATTAATATGGGTAATTTATCTTGGGGTGATGCAGATAAAGTAATGAAGATGATGAAGGGTGGTCACATGACTGACTCTTCTAGAAAAGTATACGAAGAAAATAGAAATGAATTATCGACTAAATTTATAAATGGTGCAATTGAGAATGGATATTCAGAAGAAACAGCAAAAGAACTATTTGATAAGATGACTACGTATACTTTTAATAAAGGTCATGGAGTTGGATATTCTTTAATTTCTGTAGAAGAAATGTTTTACAAAACTTATTATCCAAATGAATATTGGTTTGCTAAAATAAAGTATGCTAAATCAGATGCTGAATATATTAAGTTTTGTGAGAAAGCAATTTCAGATGGATCTGTTATTTTCTTGCCACATGTAAATTATTCTGATTCAAAATCAAAATTAAGAAAAATAGAAAATAAAGATAGTTGTATTCAGCAGGGATTATCTGAAATAAAGAACGTAGGAGAAAAAGCTGCTCAGTATATTGTTGATGAAAGAAATAAGAATGGAGTATTTAGAAGCTTTGATGATTTTTATGACAGATGTAAATGTAGAGTAGTTACGAGTAGGGTAATAAATACTTTGTCAGAGCAAGGAGCGTTAGAATTTAATAAAAAGAAATATATAGGCAGGGTAATTAAGTATAATAGTTCATTGTATTCTAGAGCAAAATAAATTTAAAAACTTTGCTAAAACCTATTTACAAATGCAAAATGATGGTATATAATGAATCTATCAAATAAATAAAGCAGTTCCTTAGAGGAGGAAATAAAATGGAAAATAAGAAAATGGTTTATTATTATCAAGAAATTAGAATGGACTATATTGATAAAGTTGCTAAAGCTATTGAAAGCAGAATGAAAGATAATTCAACAGATTTAGTTTTAAAGAATGGAAAAGAATTTTTTATTCAGAGATCATCAAATGGTGACGTTAGGGTATACGATGATGATTGTAACCTTATAACAGAATTTGATAACGAAGGATATAATGAGTATTGTAAAGGATTCGCAATGTTCAATACAGCGGTATTCATTATTAGGGAATCAAGGAGATAAAATTTAGTGAGACGAAATTCCTCCCCCATAAAATTCCAAGAAGGAGAAAATAAAAATGAAAGAAGGTTCTGAGACGTATGAGTGAAGATGAAAAGGTAGAGGGATATGGAAGTTTGAATTGCAATGTTTGTGGGGCTAATTTTAAACTTACAAAAGACAAGCATTATATTGCAATAGATAATCAAAGGGTAGGATTATTAGCATTGACAAGCGAAGAAAAATTATATGATGCTTTTGATTGTCCAGTTTGTGGATGTCAGAATATTTTAGGCGAAAGAAAAAGGAATGCAAATGAAATAGTAAACGAAGCAGTGAATGAAAGAACCGATGGTGAAGATTATTCTTGTAATAAATGTATTTTTGAAAATGGAGGAAAAGAAATGATAAACGCAAAGGGTGAGTGGATTTATACAAATTCAGAGATTGCATATGAGTTAGGTTTGTCTCCGGCCACCGTCAACGCTATTGGGAGAAAGCTTTATGGCAACAAGATTCCTCACTGGACAATTGGTGAAGTACGCAGGATTATTGAATACATCAAGTCAATCACCATAGAAGAAGATGAGAAAAGACTCAGCATCTTGAGGGAAACCATAAAGGATTGCGGGTATGAAAAACAAGACGATGAAGATGTGAAAAAGAGAGTCTCTAAAGACCTGCACAGAATTGATTGAGTGGATAAACTTATAAGAGGTTTGAAAGGATGAAACAAGAGGGTAGTCACATGTTGATTATTTTTCTTAGTAATTCAAGGGGAAAAAATGGCGCGTACTAACAAACAAGAAATTATAAAACTTTGTAATGAAATTAACAAGCGTGAGGGTGAGGGAGCAATATACTCCATAGGCTCAAAGCACGCTAATTTGAAAATCAATCGTTGGTCAACTGGTATTGAAGATTTAGACAACATTATTGGTGGTGGAATTCCCGAAGGTAGAGTAATTGAAATATTTGGTCCTGAAGGATCAGGCAAAACTACAATGCTTTATCATTTATGCGGACTTCAGAATTTAGCTTTGGACATTCCTATTGAAGGAACGTTTGATGCAGACAGAGCAAAGATATTTGGCAACAGGCCAAAGCAACTTCTGATCTATCGTGCAAAATATGGTGAGGATGCTTTTAATAAAACAATCAAGTTTGCAAAAGCAGGTATTCCTTTAATTGGAATTGATAGTGTTCCAAGCATGGTTCCAAAAGAAGATGCAGAAAAAGTTCTTAAGTCAGCGGATAGAGATTCAATAGAAGAGCAACGTATCGGTGGAACAGCAAGATTGATGAATAAATATCTTCCGGTAATAGAGGAAATTATAGAGGTTACAGGGACATCGATTGTATTCGTAAATCAGGTAAGAGATAAAATGAATGCTATGATGTTCGGTGAAAAGACAGATACTCCAGGAGGCAGGAAACTAAAGCATTCATGTAGTTTAAGAATTCAGGTAGCAAGACGTGCATGGATAGAAATACCAAATAAGAATCCAAGTAATTCAGCTTCAACAGAAAAGATTGGGTTTATTATGAAATGCAAGGTAGTAAAAAGTAAGATCAGTAACCCTATGGGAGAGTGTGAAATACCTGTAATTTTTTCAAGAGGATTTGTTTCATTTGATGATGTTCCTGATATACGAAAAGAGATATTAAAACAGAGAGCTGCACAATTTGGAAAGAAAGTTTCTTCTAGGGATCTGGAGGATGAAGAGGATGGAGTTGTTTGAATTATTTGTAATAATATTATTAGGAATAACGATATTAATATTTATATTTGGGTTAGCTTTATTTATTGGACTAATCAAAGAGTTTGATGAGGAATAATAAAATGGAAAATATAAATCAAGATGATTTAGCGGATATTCAAAAGAAGATAGATGAAGCGGCTGCTGATCCTATCATACATTGCAATCGTCCTAATAAAGATGAATATTATTTAGGGATTGCATTAGCAGTAAGCAAACGTTCTACTTGTTTAAAACGTCATTATGGATGTGTGATTGTAAAGAACGATGAAATTATTGCAACAGGTTACAATGGATCTCCTAGAGGAGAAGAAAATTGCTGTGATAAAGGATATTGCAATCGGCTTGATGCTCCTCATAATTCTGGTGATTATGACTTATGTCATTCAGTACATGCAGAACAGAATGCTTTGATATCTGCATCAAGACAAGAAATGTTAGGATCAACTTTATATTTAGCAGGTGAAGAAGAATGCTGTACTGATTCACATTCTGAAGAATGTCAAGGAGATTGCGGAGTCTGGTGTTCAGACTTTGAATTTGTTGAGATTAAAGATTGTATGCCTTGCCCTATTTGTGAAAGAATGATTTTGAATGCAGGTGTTTCAAAATTAGTAAATAGGGAAGGAGTCCACGAACTATGTTTTCACTAGTGATTCCATATTTTGATTTGAATAAGACGTATGAATCAGGCCAGCATTTGAATTGGTTTAAAGTAAGGGATAATAAATACATTGTTTGCAGCAATGGCAAATCAACTGTAGTAGAACAAATGCCCCATGATCGTTTTGTATTCGGATGCAATGAGAATGAATTCTTTGATTTTTGGTATAATTATTTTGATATCAATACAGACTACGAAGCTATTCAATCTGAATGTTCAAGACTAAGTTCTGATTTAAAAGCTATGACTGTAAGATCAAAAGGGGTTCATTTGATCAATCAGCCTTTGTGGGAATCAGTAGTAAATAATTTATGTAAGAATAGTATGATCTTCATATATAAGGAATATGGTACAAAGCTTACAAGATCATTTGGGGATGCAGGTAAGCATGTTGTTTATCAATGTCCCAGTTATGATGATCTGATATCTAATGGTAAAATAATTGATAGTAACCTTAGTCATATCTGTAAAGTCCTAGAAGACCATCAGATTGATTTAAGTATATTTGTCCATAATAATTATAGGCTATATGAACAAAGTGTCCCTAAA